TTTCTCCTTTTCTTGGCTGGTGGGGTGAGTAGTTTACTGAAACCTGTTCTATTCATCAACTATATCGCTTAGTGCGCCAGTTGCCAATGCGCCAGCTGGGACAGAGGCAAGGATGTTTCCTGATTTAGATTTGGTTGGGTCGAACTTTGCAAAGACAGATCTCACATCACCTTTGTCTGGATAAAAAAGACCTATTGTCCCCGGTTCATTAGTTCTGTATCCACGATATCCTTTGTCTTTCAGAATTTTTTGTATTGATTGGTCTTCAAGAACTTCCCAATTTCCTTCTCTAATTTCATAAATAACATCATCTAACGTTCTTTCGCTTGGCACATATGCTTCATTTGGCTGCTTGTCTATAATGTCTCGTGCACGAACATGAAGCTCCTGTTCTTGAGGCGTCATGTCACTCCAATTTTTCTTTTGGCTCGAAAATATTTGCATTGCCTGCTTAAGACTCATTTCTGAACCTGTCGCGACATCACTGATTAAATCAGAGCCTGAAGACAACTCACTTATAAGACCATCAACCTGTTTTTCATTTTCAAAATCGAATATATTATCAGTTTTTATTTTGACTGGGTAGATTGTTGGGGCAGTTCCATATTCATCCAACTCTTTGAAATTCGTCCCTTCATAAATTTTTTTAGCCTCGCTCTTTTCCATTGGTCCTTTAACAACATAGTCTCTTATGTTGCCAAAAGGGTCATCTATTTTTCTTTGGAAATTATCGTCTAAAAATTCTCTTAGAGCATATTCATGAGCATAATTTTCGTCTGTTGTAAAATAAGTTGCCCCAGTATTATCGATACCACCTTTTGATGATTCCGTTCCTGCATCAAACTTCTTTATGTCTGGGACATTGCTTCCATGATAATATGTCTCAGGGGCAAATGTCTTTTTATAAGCATCTGTCAATGCCTCTAGTGCGCCACGAGCTATTTTCCCCTTGCCAGCCATCAGTCTTCCACCAAGTTCTTTAGTGCACCTTCTTTATTGATGCCAAACTTTTGAGTAATTGCCCATTCAGGTAGAGTTGTCCGCATGAAATCACCAGAACCTTCAACTCCACGCTGAACATAATAATAAGGAACATTTTCTCCATATATGTTCTTGCCCTCTCTTGGATTAGATTCTGGAAGCAAACCTTTTTTGAGAATAGTTTTTCCTACAATTTGCCAAGGCATTGGATTTTCAGCTCTAGCAACTTCGTCTCCAGTTATGACTCTGTCACCAATTTCAAAATTCCAGTTGTGATCAGCAATTTTCAAAAGCTCTTCTTCTCGCCTGAGGGAAATTTTTTCCCTGAAGTCATCGAGAGTGCTCTGCAGTTCCTTTTCTTTTCTGACGTCGGCAAGATCTATTATGCCTTCCAATGCCCCACGAATTATTTTGCCTTTGCCAGCCATTAGTTTGCTTTTCCATAAATCATCTCTGGCGTAACTTCAACAAGATCATCTTCATCTACAAGATCATCAAGTGCACCACGGACTCTTTTTACGATAGGGTTGTCTGGATCGTCAGAAGCAAATGCGTCTTTTAATGCTTTCATTTGCTGTTCACTAAAATCGAATTCTTGCGGATCAGTAGCTTCAAGCAAATCATTCTTTTTAAGATAATCCATTATCTCTGATTTTGACAATCCAAAATTCATTTCAAGATCTCTAAGAACATAAGATCTAACATCAAGAGGATAATTTGCACCACCTAAAAACTCAGTGCCTGAGGTTGGTGGTATATCCGGAAATGCGTGATCAAAAGGATAAGCAGGATCTCCTTCAGATCTATATTTTATTTGTTCACTCGTTGGAGGCTTTATTTTTTGAAAATCTTGCAGATCAATTTTTCCAGCTGCCCAATCATCAAAAGGATCTCGATTTGATCTAAATAGGTCTTTATCAGAATCAAAACCATACACAGAAAGATCTTCAGCATCAACTGAAGCTTCTGGAATTTCTAATTTTTCTGCAACAGAAAGACCTTCTTCATCTCCCATCACAGATCTTTTAAAAGCTCTTACTGCTTCTTTGTAGCTCGGCAGATTAGAAATATCATCTGGCAAAACTTTAGAAGCTGCATCTGTCAATGCCTCCAATGCTCCACGGACTATTTTGCCCTTGCCAGCCATTATTCTTCCTCTACCAAGTTGCCGAGTGCGCCAGCTGTGCCACCGAGACTCAAGAACTTTAAGACATCGGCTGTGGGTTTGTATGCTTTGCCGCCCAAAATTTTACTAGGGAGAAGAGCGTCACTGAAAGATTCAAAATCTTGCTGATGAGTGCTTTTTTCTGTGTGCAGAACATCATCAGAGCCTTTGATGTCATAATCCTCTGGGCGAAGGATTCTTATCAATGCGCCATCCGCACCAATCTTCTCCTGACCGCGCATCCGGTGGCGACCTTGGTGACCAACAACCTGTGCAATTCCCTCGTATGGCTGATCAACTTCAAGAAAAGGGATGTCATCGAACTGTATGCCCTTTTCGTACATATCAGCATATTCGTCTATTTTTCTGTATATGTCTTGAGTTATTGGGTCGTCAGGGGAAAAATTTTTGCCACCTTGCATCCACATCTCAAGATTCCTAGCAGCAAGCATGCGGAAGTCTTTAGGCTTTATAACTGCTACATCTGCCACGCCATCTGCAGCTTCAGCAAGAGCGGATCTTAAAACTTTAGGCTCGTATTGAGAAAATGCGAATGGCGCTTCTTTGTCAAGATTCTTAACTTTTTCGACAAATTCTGGCCAATCAGCAAGGAGTTCAGGTCGGTGACCTGTCGTTTCGTCAAGTGAATTGAACCATCGCTGGGCAACATCCGATAAGCCTTCGATTATTTTGCTCTTGCCAGCCATCAGTCAATATTTATCTCTTGAGACAAAAGTTTTTTTACTTGCTGGTCATCGAATCCCTCATCCCGGAGATCCCGGATCAAAATAGGAAGATTATCATTAACATCATCAAGATCATCAATATCTATTTTGCCAGATATAAAATCTTTCAAAGCCCGACCAGAATTTCCCGAGAAAAGGAAATTTTCTAGTTCATCATATAAAAGTTCAGACCCGAAATCATTTTCATATTGTTCGGCTAAGTTGTCAAAGAGAGAATCCCAACTTTTAGTTGAAAAGAGATTTTCAACTTGTGTGACAGCCTCTTTCTTAACAGGTGCTGGGATATTATCAATCAGTTTCGCTCCAGCTTTAATTCCACCCAAGGCACCTAATGCACCTACTGTACCTGCTCCCTTCATGAAAGTTCTTCTGCTTTCATCAACAGGAGCATCATCACCTTTTGTGAAGACATCTGTCAAGCCTTCCAATGCCCCACGGACTATTTTGCCTTTACCAGCCACTAGCCTTGCCCACCTTCAATCTCACGAGCCAAGATAACGAGTGTGTCGTTGAACGACTCGTCAAGCTCCTTTGCTGCCTGAGCAAACTTGCGTGGTGAAAGCTCTGTGCTCTTAAGACCACGACGCTCAAGAAACTTCTTGGCAGCGCGGATCTCTGCGGCAGCAACCTTTTTTATTTTAGCTCTAGCCATTTATTTTTTCCTGCCACCCTTCTTTTTGTAGCCAGAGGCATAGATGGCACGACCCTGACGTTCGGCTGCTGCCTTGGTCTTGTAGACCTTGCCAGAACTGCCCCATCTGTAGCCGCCTTTGACTTTCCGGACTGGCATTAGTATCCGCGCTTTTTGCCCATTGGCTTTTTCTTCTTCTTCATCACTTTTTTCTTCATGACTTTTTTGTTCGTGCTGCGCTTTTTACCGTAATTCATAATGGTCTCCTTACCATGCGCGACATGACCAATACCGAGCTTTAGTCTTTGGTCCGGGATTGTCGCAGTTGTGTCGTGACCGGAAATTGCTTCTCCGACCTTTCTGGTTCTTCTTTATCTTCATATTCGGATCACCAAAAGTCACACGCTTAACTTTACCGCCATCCATAACATAAACAACAGACTTTTTCTTGCCATGGCTTGTCTCACCTTTGGCAATGCGACGAGGTTTGTTAAGAGTGACCTTGCGACCCTTGTATGTAGCCATTATTACTTACCAACTTTTTTCTGAGCCATTTTGTGTGCAGCAGAAAATGTACTTCCGCCACGCATAGCTTTCCTCATCATATCCATGTGCTTCTTAGTATGATGAACAGAATGTTTTTTTAAGGCAGCTTGCTGGCGACTCGTCAGTTTCCTTGGGGTTTTTTTGGCAGCCATTAATTGTGTCCTTTTCCTTTCCCGGATTTCATCCAGTGATAACCTTTGGGAGCTGCGACTGATTTTTTCATCGCTTTTTCGCAGTCTTTGCTGCACGCTTGAAAGCACCTTTGGCTGGCGCACCTTTGGAGCCAACCTTGCGCTTCTTCTTAGTCTTGCCTGCACCAAGTTTCTTGAGGTTGATGTTGCGATAGAGAGATGGCTTCTGCTTTTTGAGCTTGGCAATCTTCTGCTTTTTTGTCATTTTTTCAGCCATTAGTAGCTGTGACCTTTAAGCACCTTGTCCATCATGCCATGGACATCCCCATCGTGGATCTTGATGACCTTGACTTGCATCTCTTCGTCTTCCATCATCTCTTCGTCTTCCATCATGCCAGAATCTTTGAGCATGGTTTCGTGACAGAGAAGCAAAAAGTTCTCGAGTTGTGTGTCATCTAGCGGAACATCGTCAGCAGAGAAGCCCATCTTGGCTTCAAACATTGCCCGCATATCAACTACGTCTTCAGCCATTCCCTTTCTCCTTCATAAAGATTCCAAGAGCAACTGTCACAGCTGCAGCAATCAAAAGATAAACAGCTGCAGACGGAACAATAATAGAAATAATTATCGCGCCAACGCCAACAGCAATCCAGCTTGTCGGCTCAACGATTCGAGATTTAACCCAATTCATGATTTTCATTGTGCATTCCTCTTTTGTTGAAGACTTCTTAAAAACGAACCGAGATCATTGATGTCTTCTGCAAGATTTCCGAGGGCACCCATGTCGGCATCGCTCATCGCACCACCAGTTGGACCATCAACACCTGTTGACATCGTTGCAGCTTGTCCCGGTGTTATCTGGCCGGATTGAACAGCACGCATCATTGCATCAAACTCAGCATCGGAAGTTGAACCGGAACCCATTGGTCTCATTTGAGGTGTAATTTGATTTGTAATCGCATCCTGATATGCTCTCATCTCGGCATCAGTCACGGAGCCAGAACCCATTGGTTGCCGAATGGCATTCAAACGATTCTGTGCATCTGCAGCACCGGACATTCCCATTGCATTCGGGTTGCCTGCAGCTTCAGCTGCGCGCAAACGACTGAGAGCTTCGATGTAAGACTGGTAGGCTCTCTGCTCAAGTTGCTGTTGACGAGATGGAGAGACTCTTTTCAGCGTCTCAAGTTCCTGATCCGTTATTGGACCCATGTTGGTGGATGTTGGGCCAGTGAATGTTCGGTCTCCGCCGTAAGGATCTGCCATTATAAAATTTCCTCTTGTGCTGCTTTCACATTATCACGCTGGATCTCGGCAGCAGCCTTTGCCTCTTCCAATTGCATGTCTGCACTAGCTTTTTGCTGTGCGATCTGAACTTCAGCCTGTAGTTTAGCTATCTTGGCTTCCATGTCAGCTTGCATCTTCATCATCTGTGCTTGAAGCTGTTGTTGTGCCTTGGCTTGATCTATTGCCATGTCAGACTGTGCTTTGGCTTGATCAGCTTGGATCTCTGCCTCAGTGCGAGCCTTCAAAGCATCAGCCTCAAGCTGTGCAAGCTGTTTTGCATACTCTAGAGGATTCTGCTGCTGACCACCAACACCAGCCAGTCCGGGGATTGGTTGCATCTGCGGAACACTTTGAACAACCTGCGCAGCTCGCTCTGCGATTGCATCATCAAGCTCTTGCGGAACGTCATCGAACTTGAACTTGGGATCACGGAGATTAGGCAGCTCTGGCATATCAATGCCCATGGCTTTCTCCATTCGCAAGCGATACAACAGCGCAACGTGTTCTGCGATGTGTGCAATGAGAATCGGCTGCAGAGCTTTGGCTGCAGGATTGCCCGCAAGCGATGGATCACTCATGAACTGGACATGAACAGCGATGTGTGCTTCGTGGTTCTGTTCGCTGAAAGCCTTGATTGGTTTGCCGAGGAGAACAGCCATGTTCTCATCAACAGGATCAAGCTGTGCAGCTTCTTCTGGCTCTTTCAGTATTTCATCAATGTTCTGGACACGAACAGCCTCATACATCCGTTTGTAGGCTTCATACATGTCGTGAAGCTGTGGCGCACTTTGTGCCATCTGGAGAATGGCTTGTGCCTGTGCAATGCGTTGGGTTGCGCTGAATATGTTAGGATCAGATACCGGGATAACATCTATGCGGTCGTCAAAGTCTCCTCGCTGAATAAAACTAGCAACGCCAGCCTGTGCAAACTCTACTCTGTCATCGAGGTGCATAGAGTTGAGATCGACCATGATCTTGAACTCATTGCTTTGCGAAACATGCAGCCTTTTGTGCACCGCGCTGAAGATCTTCGAGCCTTGCTCAAGGAGAGCAACTGTCGTGCCAACAGGAGCTTGGTTCGTCGCATCGCCAACATTCAAGTCTGCAATAGCTGCAAAACGCTGTCCAGCATCAACAATAAAGCCAAGCAGCTGGAACAAAGTTCCTGATGGCTCCTTGAAAGGCAATGGCATGACTGCCTTTTTAACATCGTCAACCGTTGCATCAAGATCAACGAACTCACCGGGTGCGATGTCCATCTCACCACCGGGGACACGACCTTTGAGCTTGAAGCCACCTTGCATGTTTGAGAAAGCAGCAGAATCTAAGAGAGCACGCAGAGAACCTGTGGCGACCTTTCCCAGACCACCAATGATGTGATAGAGACCAAAGCCATAGAAGCCTAGACCCGGGAGGAACTTGTATTCAACGAACCATTCGCGCTTCTCTTGTCGTTCGTCATCTTCCCGCCAGTTCCTGCGAACAGAAACAATCTTCTCAGTGCTTTGATCAATCGTTATGCAGTATGGCAGCGCAACTCCATCTTCGTCTGACGAATCAGCACCATCAATGCCATCGAACATGTGATAGGTGTGCATCTCAAGGAGAACAACTGTTCCATCATCGCGCTCTGCGTCGTAAGGAGAGATTCCCTCGATCTGCTCAACTGTTCCAGAATCATCGTCGCTACCAGCAACATAAGAATCGAGAGGCTCGTAATAACCAGCTTTGACGAATCGGTTGTAGTCATTACGAGACAGCTTAATGATGTGTGTATAACGCGGTGAAGTTTTCAGATCGGTGCTGTCCGGGGAGACGACAAAATCTTCTGCCTGAACAAAACGTGCTGTCAGCCTTTCGAAAGATGGGTCATACCACACCTTTTTGAATGTCTGGCCAACCAAAGGCAGATGGAAAAGCATTTTGTCCAGATCCGGAAAGAACTCTGGCATCTCCTGTGTGATCTGATAGTTCATGTATTGCTTGACACGAGTTGCTTGCTCTTCAAGCTCGTCATTCGCTTCACCAACAATGACAGTGCGCACTGGACCACCGGAAGGATAAAGCTCGGCAATCGCCCGTGATTGAAACTGTGTTGCAGCCTCAGCAATCAGCGGATGAACAACTTGGCTCAAGCCACGAATCGCACGATCCTCGTCATCGTCTTGGAGATTGCCGTCAGGATCGAGAGTTTTCAGACCATCCTTGTATCGCTGTTCCCACTCCATCCGGCCAGCTTTGTCAGCTTCGAAATAATCAATAAGCTCAGAAGCAGAAGCCTTCAGTTCTCTCTGGTCGATTTCACCAACAAGATTCTGATCGAATTCAGTTTCAGACTCTTCTTGCCTCGAATCAAATGCCCCAACAAGAACTTCACCTGTTGGAAGCTCTTCAACTTCGAGGTTGTCTCCAGGAGCACCCTCAGAAAACGGAATAACAGCGGTCGGATCTTTAGCCATACATCACCACCTTTTGTTTAGGCTGCTCTTCCTCATCCTCCCAATCTTCTGAATGAGTGAGAAACCAACCTTTTCTTAAGCGCAACCAAGCCTGAGTGCATGTGTCTACTATATCATCATTTTCGCCTGCAGGAAATGCTGCACATATACTTATTAGATCTTTAGCCCATTTTCGCTGAAATGGAAACCAAATTCGTCCATCTTCAAGTAAAGCTGATGCTGCATGGGCACGAGCTTCCTTGTCTCTGTCAGGCATATACTCGAGTACAGGGATTCCGGCCATTCTCAAATCTTGTATTAAACTTTGCCCAGATGCCTTCTTTTCTATGAGCACAGCATCCGGTTCATACGCTGAATATGCGTCTTGAGCTTCTCTGCGGAGGTCTGGATAGCTAACTCTGTCATACCAGCAATCAAGAGCAATTGCATTCCATGTGTTCTCAAACATAAACACACCCCATGTTGTCCGGGCGGAATAGCTAGTTCTCTCCTTGGTAGAATAGGCAGTGTCCCAAGATTGAATGACATATTGGATGTCGGGAAGCTCTTCTTTCTCCCAAGCACGCCACCATTTGCTTTTGAGGATTGTGCCACCACGAGGCATTGGTCTTTGTTGAAGTTGACCAGCTGCAGCATATTCTCCAAGCGAACGCTCTAGGTTAGACAAGGTATTCTCATCAACACGCTCTGGCCAAAGCAGCTCGCCACGCTCGGTTCTCGGGTCAAGCCCACCACCAGATCCACTGATGATTGACGGGTGATCAGGCTCGTAACGAGCAGGAAGACAAAGGTGACTCCATTCATCGCCAAGATCATTCGCCAAAATGTGCCCGGTCAAATCAGCTTCGTGCACACGCTGCATAATAATAACAAAGGCACCAGTCTGCGGGTCATTGAGACGAGTCTGCATCGCCTGATCCCACCACTCAAGAACACCTTCCCGGACAGTAGAACTTTCTGCTTCCCGGACATTGTGTGGGTCGTCAATAACAATTATGTCGCCACCTTCACCAGTCAACGCACCATCAACAGAGGTTGCTATGCGGTAGCCTGTCTTGTCATTGTCAAATCTTTGTTTCTGATTCTGGTCAGTTGTCAGGCTAAAGTTTTCTCCAAAATGCTCTCTGTACCAAGGAGAGTCAATCAGCCTTCTGCACTTGACCGAATCCCTTATTGACAGAGAACTGGCGTATGATGCAAACAAGAACCTTTTCTGAGGATCGCGCGTCCACAGCCATGCCGGGAGGGCAACTGAAGATGTTATGCTCTTCATGTGCCTTGGAGGAATGTTAATTATCAGCCGACGAATATCACCTTCTGCCACAGCCTGCAGATATTCACAGATCGCATCAATGTGCCAGTTGTCGTAAAAGTTACGTCCCGGCTCTATTACTTGCCAAGAGTTCAGGATGAACTGCTTCAAGGATCTCCGCATCTTCTCCGCCCGGATCTCCGTCAATGACAGCGTGTTCAAGAACTCGTTCAATTGTGGTGAGGTCATTATCACTCAATGCACTGATGTCGATGACCTTGCGTTCTTCAATCGTTTGATTGATCTCAACTGCCTTCAGATCAGGAACGCATTTGGCCAACAAAGTTTTGGCAGCTGATATTCTTAACTCAGGGTCTGCAGCAATTTTTCCAACGTGTTTCAAATTGCCTTCCTCGTCCTGTGCATAAACAGGGAAAATCTCTTTGCCGAGCATGACAGATGAAAGGAACCCAGCAGGATCTGCTTGACCCATGATCCAGTTCTGCAAAGCTCTGTGGTTCCATTTGTATGGTTTTTTGCGACCGGGTTGCTGTGTCTTCAGAGGCTCGACAGAACTAAACCTTCCATCAAAGTTTACATCTTCACTAACTTTGCCATCCCACTTCAAATGAGAGTTGTGTGGGCTATCATCAACAGGCCTCTGAACCTGAACTTTTGGCTCTGGCTTCTTGCGCGGTCTACCACGTTTCTTTTTCGCTGTCTCTGACAAGTCAAATCTCTCTGCAAATTATTGTCATACAATAACTATACTGCGATAAGGTTATCTTATGATTGGCCAAAAAGAAACCCCCCAATTTCTTGGGGGGGCTAGTTTTCAAGGAGGCTCACTGTCGATGGGAACGCAGTAAGGATGAAATGTTATCCTCAAATCGTGCAACCGTCAAGCAGCACTATCAAATAGGGCAAGCTGGCTATCCTGTTCTTTGTTCATCCAGTCAACTGCGTCCTGCGCTTTGCTCGCTGCTGTAAAGATAAACTGCTTGTCGTTTCGGAGAGCTTTGAGCCAGCTCTTAATATAAGCAACATGGTCATCGCGCATCTCTGAACTGATGCTCAACTGTTCGCAAAGCATCGCAGCTCCAATCTCAGCAACCAGCTCTTCAGCAGCGTAAGACTTCATGTCTCTGTCGCAACGAGATTTGTGCATGGTCGCATGAACATTCTCATGAGCCAGAGTAGAATAGTAAGCCTCAGTTGCCGAGGAAGTTTTGGTTGAATTAAAATCATCACGAGCTGGCATTCCAATGGAGTCTGTTTCAGAGGAGTAGTAAGCACCACCACCAAAAGTTTGGTTTGTCTTGACACCAATGTTATTAAAGAACGCATCAGCCTCGATAATTTTCTGAGTTTCATCTTTTTGGTCTGCGACCGGAGCTTCCCAACCAGTTACCTGTTCTGCATTGAGCACATTGTAATACTTTGCCCAAGCAACAGTTTTCTCCTCGCCACTCTCCTCATCCTCATACTTCTTGATTTTCCAGAACACAATCTTGGTGCACTTGGATCCAGAGATATCAGCACCAGCTTCGATCCACTGCTTAGGAGTTCCCCAGTAAGGAGAAGAGTAGCCAGCCATCGCAAGCAACAATATGTTGATGCCACGATACCTATGACCAGTCTTAAAATTCTGTGTGCCGAAAGTTTTGAACGGCATCTCGAATTCACCGACTGTCTCGAACTTCTCAATGATGCGATTGACCACATCCTGTTTAACATCGAATTTTTTCATTTGTCTTTCCTTTCTGAGTTTTACTTTTATTTAGACCAGTCAGCTACGCTATCAATCAGATGATTCCAGACGAGCCGAACAAGATCAGAAGTTGAAATTGACGTTGGGTTGACATAAATAGAAGGAATGTCATAATCTGCGAGTTCGAAATAGACGTAACCTTCACCGCGCACAACCTCGATGTCGAGCTTGAACATTCTCTTGATCTCACGATTAACAATTTTGAAGTTAGCCACTCTCATTTCCTTTCTCAGTTAATGAAGGTATTCTCTCTCGTAATTAGGACAAAGTCAAGCGAAAGATGCCAGTGTCCGGCACTTTTTTCCGCACAATTTTGAGTCTGGCATCGCCTTTAACCTATTGATATTGTTGAATAAAACAACGATGCGATGCCCGATGCCGCAAATTCTCATTTTTTTCGATGAATTTTTTTCTGCTCAGATCTCCCTTATAACACTTGCTTTCCAGACCAGACTCAGGCAGGGTGGTCTCAGCTGAGAAAGGAAAACTTGACTTTGCTGTCATGATGCTTCATACTCACGACCCTGCTGAGAAAGGACAAAGTTATGCAGACATTTCTACCATCTCCCTCTATGGGAGAGTCCGTGCGCTTTTTAGACAACAAGCGATTGGGCAAGCAACGTGTCGAGGCTTTTCAGATACTGAAAGCTCTGCGCGGTGAATACAACAACACGATGGCATGGGTCAATCACCCAGCAACCAAGATGTGGCGTGGCTACGAAGATGCCCTGACCTTTTATAAGGATCTGTGCATCGAGGAGTGGATCCGTCGTGGCTTCAAAAACACCATGGAATATAAAAAAGACCATGGTGTCAAGATGCCTCCGTGGATTGGTCGCAACGACATTCATGCCAGCCATCGCTCAAACCTTCTGCGCAAAGACCCAGAATATTATTCAAAGTTCAACTGGAAGGAGCCAGACGACATGCCATATGTTTGGCCAGTGCAATGAGCACTGTATATATTATCCAGTCACCTCGTGAGAACAAATTTGGTTGGACACCAGATCTGACTGATGCAGCTCGGTATGGAAAAATGATTCCTGTTTTTGAGTCGCATGACAAGCCACAGTTCTTACCAGTGCCAAGTTTGCGCAAGGCACGACAGGTGATGAAAGATTTCGGACCAGAGGACTATTTGCTCTGGCCGGGAGGTGGAGACCCGATTGCAGTTTCGATTTGTTCGATGGTTGCAAGAGAGAACTCCCCAGTTGTGCGTTTCCTAAGATGGGAGCGCAATCGTGAAGAGGGTGTGCGGGACAGACGTAAAGGTTGGTATATGCCCGTAGCCATCGAACTAGAAAGGAGGGTTGATGACTGATATCAATCTGCTTGAGGACGTGGCACCTGCGTCCAACGAACTAGGTGCAATTGCCGAGGCAGCTCAACGAGCGCAGAAACTCAGAGATGAGATAGAAGCACTCGAGCAGCAGCTGAAGGAAAAAGAGCAGAGACTTAAATCACTGACAGAGCAAGAGATGCCTGATCTGATGCATGAGCTTAACGTCAAAGAGTTTACTTTGACTGATGGCTCCAAAGTTGGACTTGTTGATATTGTTTCTGCTTCCATACCTTCGGCTGGTGCAATTGATCGAGCCAAAGGCGATAACAAAGAGGAACTCTACGAACGGCAGCAACAGTGTTTCGATTGGTTGCGGTCGCATGGTGGAGGCGAACTCATAAAATCAAATGTCGAGGTAGCATTCGGCAAAGGTGAAGACAAGGACTGCTCCGAGTTCAAGAAAGAGCTGCGGGACAGAAAAATCTTCTATCGTGATTCTATGGGTGTTCATCCTCAGACGTTAAAGGCATTCATTGGTGAATGCATGGGTCGTGGAATCAAAGTTCCCAGCGACATGTTTAAACTTTACACAGGACAAAAAGTCCAGATTAGGAGACCATAATGGCAAAAGCAGTAGCTAAAAAGAAAGACAACGTAGTGGCACTCGTCAACGAAGACATGCTCTTTGAAGATCAGGGTGCTGGAGCTGAAGGCATCGGCTCACAGGATCTTATGGTGCCACGCATCACAATCCTTCAATCCATGAGTCCACAGGTCAACAAGCGCGACGGTAAATATGTCGAAGGTGCTGAGGTTGGCCACATCTTCAATACAGTCTCGAACGAAGCTGTTGATGGTGAGCAGGGGATCACTGTTGTGCCGATTAAATATCGTCGTGCGCACATTGAGTGGAAGCCTAATCGTGGTGGGTTTGTGCGTGATCATGGTGCGGATGCATCCATCCTTGAGCAATGCACACAGGAAGAAGACTACACCCAAAGGCTGGACAACGGCAATGAGATTGTCGTGACAGCTGAATACTTCCTGTTCGTGGTTGGTGAGAATGGGAGCTATGATCCTGCATTGTTAAGCATGACATCAAGCCAGCTGAAGAAAGCTCGTCGTTGGAACTCAATGATGAACCACCTGCGCATTCAGAAGCCAGATGGATCAGGCATATTTAATCCAGCGATGTTTTATTCTTCTTACAAGCTCACTACAGTGCCGGAGGAGAATGATCAGGGGTCTTGGTTCGGCTGGGACATTGAGTGCCTTGATGGTGACTCTGGGGGCATTTTGAAAAGCCTAGAGAACGGACAAGGCATCTACATGGATGCCCGGTCGTTCAAGGAACAGGTCTCAGAAGGGAGGGTGTCAGCAGCACCAGAAGACGAACAGTTCTGAGAAAGGATAAAGGGGAGGCTTCGGCCTCCCCTAATCTATGGAGGTTAGTTTGAGCGATATAAAAAGATTCATGGCTTTGTTCGATGGTTACGAAAAAGCACATGGCCAATACAGAGTGACAAGCAAAGGCGATGATGGGAAACTTTCCGGTCGTGCCATAACGAATTCAGAACCAGCATCAGAGCAGAATTACACTGAGCACCTTAAAGGTGGTGCATACATACTTGGCATTATCATGCTCAAGGAAAACAACACATGCTCGTTTGGCTGCATCGATATTGACATTCGTGGTGTGGTCAAGCTCGAGGAACCACTCGAAGAACTCGAGAAAAAAATAAGACACACACCACTCGTCCTATGCCGATCAAAGAGTGGTGGTGCACACCTCTACCTTTTTTGTGACCCTGCCATTCCTGCCCCAGATATGGTGGCGAAGCTCAATGGTTTCTCCGCACAGTTAGGTTACGGTGGTGCAGAGATATTCCCCAAGCAGGTGTCAAGAGCCAATGAGCAGGATCGTGGCAACTGGATAAATCTAGCATACCATGGTGGAGATGAGTCAGAGCGTTATGCAATTCATGAAGGCAAGAGGCTAGACCTTGAGGGCTTCTTAGATCTCGCTGAGAGTAAGCGTGTCAAGCAGGAACAGCTGGATGAATTTGAGCCAGAGCTGTCTGAAGTTTTTAATGATGGCCCACCATGCCTTCAGCACCTCTCGACAATGGGATTCCCGGAAGGGACGCGCAATGTCTCTCTCTTTAACATAGGTGTCTACTATCGCAAGAAGAATCCAGACGACTGGCAAGAAGAGGTGATGAAGCATAACTACGAGCACTTTGACCCACCACTGTCGAGTGGTGAGGCTGGCGGTGTAATAAAAGCTGTTGCCAAAAAAGAATATGCCTACACCTGCAAGCAAGCTCCAATTTGTAATTATTGCGAGAAGACAAAATGTCTCAAGCGAGCCTATGGAGTTGGTGGTGGATTTGGCGGCAATTCAATCGAGATCGATTCAATAACAAAATACGAAACTGAGAACAGGTCATCCGTGCGCTGGTATGTTGAGATGCAAGGCGAACGCATAGAAGTTACAACAGACCAGTTGCTCGAACAACGCAAGCTCCAGAGGCTTTGTGTTGAGAAGTTGAACAAGTGCCCATCAATAATGCCCCAACCTCGTTGGGAGAGTCGCATCAATGAATTGTTGACTGTTGTTGAGGTTATCAACGATCCTGACGATGCCTCGCCTCGTGGCCAGTTCGAGAAGGTTCTTGACTCATTCCTGACTGGCAAGGTGCAAGCGAGGCATCGCGACGAGATAATGAATGCAAAACCATGGCACGACCCAGAGGCAGAGAAAGTGTATTTCCGATCCGAGGATCTTTTTATATACTTGGAGGCTAGGAGATTTAGATTCCACTCCCAGCACCAAATATGGTCTTGGCTGAGAGAGGTTGGTGGTGATAGGGATCAGTTTAGAATAAAGGGCAAAGCGATAAAGGTTTGGTCAGTCCCTGCGCCAGAGTTTTATGAAGAGGAGCCGCTGGGGTTGCCTCCTACGATAGAGGAGAACTTTTGATATGATGACAGTTTTAATTGTTTGGAGCTGTGTTGTTATTGCGAGTGCTTTGATTAGTGCTGTTGTCCCGTGAGCAATGAAAAGGAAGAACTGACTGAGGAAATGAGAGACTGTCCTTGGTGTGGTGCATACACAAGATTGAAAAAAATTAAAGATGACTGGTGCTGCACCAGCTGTGGGCAGCCAGTCTCAAAGGTGCAAGCAGAATGACATCACCAGAAGAGCATGCTAAAAAAGTCGAGCAAGAAAAGCAGACCGAGAGGTTCAGAGCGATGACAGAGACAAACATAGAAAGTGTCCTGTTATCAGTTGAGAGCATTTTGGACAAAGGATCATTTAACTTATCTATGATCGATGATGTAAAATTTCTCAGAGACTGGGTGGAAAAGGTGAGGCGTGGAAACACAATCTCGCGTTAACATAATCCTCGGACCACCGGGGACAGGCAAGACAACAACACTCCTCAACATTGTTGATGAGGCGATTGAGTCTGGCACACCTCCAGAGCGCATTGCTTATCTTGCCTTCACTCGCAAGGCTGCATACGAAGCTCAAGAGCGAGCCATGGCAAGATTCGGCATTGACGAAAACAGGTTGCCATTCTTCCGGACACTTCACTCACTTGCGTTTCGCCAGCTTGGCATTCAGCGCGATGAGGTTATGACCGAGAGCCACCTGCGCAAACTCGGAAGAACTCTTGGTGTTGAGTTCCGAGGTGTTTATGATGATGCTGTCCACATGCCGATTGGCGATGGGCTTGGAGATAAGTGTGCAAGAGTCGAGGCATTGAGTCGAGTGAGGATGTGTTCTATTGAGCAGCAGTATGCAATATCTAATGAACCAGACCTCACACTTCATGCATGTCAACAGTTCGCAGAAGTTAGCAAAAGATACAAACGTGAGAATGGTCTGCTTGATTTCACCGACATGCTCGAGAGGTATGATACAGAGTTGGATGTTGACATCTGCATTTTTGATGAGGCTCAAGATCTTTCTTCTCTTCAATACAAAATGGCAATAAATCTTTCCAAGGCAGCATCAAAAATTTACATCGCTGGCGATGATGATCAGGCGATATTTGGCTGGGCTGGTGCTGACATAAGAAAGTTCCTCTCGCTTAAAGGCAACCGGATTGTCCTACCGCAGAGCTACAGAACTCCATCATCCATTCACAATTTTTCGAAGTCGATCTGCTCACGAATAAAAACTCGTTATGACAAAGAGTGGAATCCTAGAGAAGAGCGAGGCAATGTTGAGTGGGTTGCGCACGAGGAGGAGCTTGATCTTTCCGGGGGAGAATCTTGGATGCTGCTTTCCAGATCAAAATTCTTTTTGACCCGGTTCAAAAAAATATGCCAACAGCAGGGCTATGCTTACAAGATGTTCGGAGCTTCATCAACAGACACCAGCGAGACCCGTGCAATAATATCTTGGGAGGGCATGCGCAAGGGCAAGAGCATCTCTGTTTCTGAAGCGAAGAACCTTATTCAATTCATCCCGACAAAAATTAAGTTGCCAGATCTTCAGAGTTACACGCTCAAGGATTTTGGATTTGGCAATGATGCAAAGCAGCACAACTGGATGACAATGCTGAGGAACATAGCACCAGATGAAAGAGAATATCTCAGGGCATGCTTGCACAATGGTGAAAAGTTTGGTGATGAACCGCGCATTACAATCAGCACCATCCATCAAGTCAAAGGTGGCGAGGCTGACAATGTTGCATTGGTCACTGACATGGGTGGCTTGTCATGGAAAGCCAGCGCCACAGATGAGGAGATAAGAGTGTGGTATGTGGCAGCAACACGTGCAAGGAAAAACCTGTTTTTGGTGCGACCACGCACACTAAAATTTTTTGACATGTAGGTAAGCCATTGATTTATAACGAAAAGAAAATACTTTACTTTCTAGTAACGATGTGCGATAATACCTACATCAACTGAGAAAGGAAATGAAATGACCGATCAAGAATATATCGAAATGTACAGCGAGTTCTGCATCGAGGGAAATGCCCAGCCAACAGTAGATGGGTTCGCAGAGTTCGTAGCTTGGCGAAAGCGTGTCGAGAAGTTCTTCCAAGAAAAAACTGAGAAAGGAAATTGATTATGGAAATGATGATAAAAGTTTACTGCGAAGACTGCGATGGTTATGGAGTTGTTTCGGATCGCAACCCGATTGACCCGAGTGCTCGCGACATTCCTTGCGGGGAATGTGATGGCACAGGTGAGATCGGATATCAGGAGACTTATGATTCGATCGCTGATGCCAAGGAAGACTATCCAGAGGCATTCGCATTCATCCATCTATAATCCCACCCATCATATTTGCTAACACCCCAAACAGTTCGGCTGCTGGGGTTGAGGCAGTAGAGGCAAGGGGTCTCGTTCTTTTAGAAAGGAAAGCAAAATGACTACAGTATATGGACTATATCGCACTGGCAAAGAAGCACCCAAGGTCGAGGTTTTCGCCTCAGCTGAAATTGCTCGCAATTCCGGCAACGGATTCAGAATCGTCAAGGAACAAGATTGCTTGGCTGATACCCGTCTGTTTCCGACAGGCTTCCTTGTCGACATTTACAACATCAATGCAGAGCGCAAGATCTCAAAATTCAGAGACCGAGCGACTGCGGAAAGTCGAGTCTGGAAAATGCTAACTGACCAAGAAGCACCTCAAGTTGAAGAAGAGGCAGAGGTTGTCGAGACAAAGAAGGAGAAAAAGACCACTGCACCACGCAGAGTTTTTAAAGGCCAGATGGTCAAGGTTGTCGGGGGGAGCAACCCAAGGCGCGAAGGAACCAATGCGTGGCACTCTTGGAATGTCTTGAAAGACAATGGTCCAATGCTCTATGATGACTTCATTGAAAAGGGCGGTCGTCGTCCTGACTTCGCTTATGATGTCAATCACGGATGGGCAGAAGTTTACGCAAAATAATTTATAGGGCAGGAGCCTGTTCAGTGGCTCCTGCCCTAAAATTTATAAGGAGGTGATATGATAATATATGGAGCTGGAATGGCTGGTCTCTTGGCGGCAAATATTCTAAGGAGACACTCGCCAATCGTCAGGGAAGCTCAGAGCGAGCTGCCAAACAATCACTCTGCATTGTTAAGGTTCAGGACACCGAGCGTAGGTGACTCTTGCGGGATACCATTTAAAAAAGTTTTCGTCAGCAAGGCTGTCAGCTATGAAAACAAAATGCACACTGAACCAAATGTTTTCTTCGCTAACAGTTATTCACAAAAAGTCACTGGTGCTGTTGAGAGCAGATCAATAAATAATCTGTCACCATCAACAAGGTATATCGCACCGCTGAATCTGATTGGTGCAATGGCTGCTGACTGCAAGATAGAATATGACAGGAAGCTGACAGCTGATGATCTTCCGAAGAAAGGATCTGCCCCAGTCATAAGCACAATACCAATGCCAGCCATGATGAAGATAGTTGGCTGGGGAGATGCGGCAGAATTTAGGAGCCAGCAGATATGGACTCACGTTGGTTCGCTGGAAGATCCAGACGTTGATGTTTACCAAACTATTTATTATCCTGATCCAATGCAAGAGCACTACAGAGTTTCGATAGTTGGCAAAACAGTCATAGCAGAGCATGCAGTCAAGCCAACATCAAATCCCGGACCAAACCTGATGTCGATACTCAGGGATGATTTCGGTATAAAAGCGAGGAAGATTATAGAGCCTAAATCAAGCACCCAAAGGTATGGCAAGATACTGCCCATTGATGAAAGGCTCCGTAAAGAATTTATCTTTTATCTTACCAAGGAACATGGCATATATTCTCTTGGGAGGTTTGCAACGTGGCGTCAGTTGCTTCTTGATGACATTGTCCCGGACATTGCTATCATAGATAAATTTATAAGCCAAGACAGTGCTTATGACGCATCGCTACACTCAAATAGCATTTAAGAAAGGAAAGAGTGCAATGAGAAAGGAATTTATATTTTTGACTTTGATGCTTGGGGCATGCTCAACAAATCAGTTGAGCGAGGCACCAAGCTGGTATACAGAACCACCAGACGAAAAGAACTCACTCTATGCATCAGGCTATGCGTCTGACCGGAACCTTCAATTTGCGATTGAGGTTTCCGAGCTGAGTGCCAAAAGGACAATCGCAAGCCAGATCTCTACAACCGTCAATGGGCGGTCAAAGTATTATCGTGGGGCTGGTGGTAAAAATCTCTCCGAGATTGCATCTGTTGAAACAATCGACAATGTTAATCTCTCTGGCTTTAAGAGGGAGGAAATAGAGGTTGTTGAGCGGGATGGTGTTTATAATGTCTACATTCTCCTTGCCTATCGACTGGACAATATGTCTCAAGAGCCAGAGATATTCAAGAGCATCAAGCCATGATAAAAAATATCATCATTGTGGCAATGGCCATTTGCATCGCTGTGCTTTCAAGCAAGCAAGGCGATGAGACAACAGAAGAGGCATTCACCCGAGTCGGTGAGAATGTCTATACAACAACGATCAAAATTTTCAAGGAGAGAGCTGATGAAAGTTAATTTAGTAAATTACACACAGGATGCAAAAGATCTGCTCCTGTTCACCAAGAACACCCGTCTGTTAAATGTCGAGGATGCATATCAGGAAATAAAAGATTGGCCTGAAGACAAGAAGCAGGAGGAGCTTGATTACATGCTGAAGACAATCAAGTCCAGCTGGGAGTTCGTTGATTACACATTCGAGATTCGAGATGTGACGCGAGCATTCACACACCAGTTTGTTCGCAATCGTTTGGGAAGCTACGCTCAACAATCACAGCGCACAGTAGACATGGAAGGCTTCGGCTACTACACACCACCAGCCATCCTAGACGAGCCTAGAGCTAAAGAGCTATACGACGATGCGATGAAAGAGATAAATCAGGCATACCAGAGCCTAAGAGAGTATGTCCCTGCAGAAGATGCTCGTGGCGTCTTGCCGACGAACATTCATACCAACATCGTTGCCAAGTTCGATCTACGCAACCTCCACGAAACAGCAAAATCTAGGCTGAGTCCAAGAGCACAAGGAGAGCACCAAGAGGTGTTTAGGATGATGATTGATGAGGTTATAAAAGTCCATCCTTGGGCAGAGCCATTCTTGACACCAACCGAGTGGGCGGCACCATCTATGGGCAATGCTCTGAATCCGAGGAAGAGCTAATGGAGAGAATAATAATATGTGATCTTGATGGGACGTTATGCAACTGTGATCACAGGCTAAAATTTGCCAGCCAGAAAAACTGGGATGAGTTCAACCAGCGCTGCATCGATGACACAGTTAACAATGATATTGCAAACATCCTGAGCAATCTGAGGTCTAAGGAAACTCACATCTATCTTGTTAGTGGGCGCGACAGCAAGTTCAAAGATAAGACTGTTGAGTGGCTTCGTCTAAACGACATATATTATGACAAGCTCCTGATGAGGGATGCTGAAGATCACCGACCAGACTACATTGTAAAGAAAGAAATACTCGACAATGAGATTGAAAAGAGCAAGGTTTGGTTTGTCCTTGATGACAGGCAATCTGTTGTTGACATGTGGAGAAAAAGTGGGCTGAGATGCCTGCAAGTTCAAGAAGGAGATTTTTGATGACTATCAGGATGACTGGCAATGACATAGAAATCGATGGCGAAAAAGTTGCAAGGATCTTAGACGTCAATGCGACCACCCGGCAAAGGCTCTATGAATACATTGAAAATGCTAACGGCTACCAAGAGGTGCTGAAAGCTGCAACTGAATTGCAAACAGAGCTTGTTCTGTTTGAGGAGTCTGCAAAGAAGGCATATTCTGATGGCAAAGCAGATGGATATGCGGAGGGCAAAGAAGATGGCCAAAGCTGATGAGATCCTTGACTCGATGGCTGAGACTTTCCGAGAGAGGAACAAGGTCTATGGCGACAACTACAAGTCTGTTGGAGCTGTTATGACTGCCCTGTTCCCTGATGGCGTCAGTCTTATCACCAAAGAGCAATTCAATACTTGGCACCTGTTCGAGCTTATGATTGTTAAGCTGACCAGATTTGCTAACACTGAGATGGAGCACAGAGACAGCATTCATGACGCTGCTGTTTATGCTGCAATGGTTGAATCTTTAATGGAGGATAAAAACGATGAGTAAAATTTTGGTAACAGGCAGTGGAAAGGGTCTGGGTCAGGCTCTGAAAAATGAACTGCAGGAGGGTGGTCATGAAGTCATCAAGTATGAATGGCTAGATGGCAAGGATGTTCGCAAGCCAGATTTGGGTGGCATCGATGAAATTGATGTCCTGATTAACTGCGCAGGGGTAAATATAATAAATTGGCTTGAAAATTTTGGAGAAGATGAGTGGGACAAAGTGATGGACACAAATGCCAAAGGCATTTATATGATGTCCAGAGCTTGTTTGCCGATGCTGATAAAAAGCAAGGGGACAATCGTCAACATCGTCAGCAATGCTGCGCACATGCCAATGACTTGTTCGCTAGCCTACAATGCATCCAAGGGTGCAGCGCACATCATGACTCTTCAGCTCGCAAGAGAGCTGACGAAGAAACATGGCATAACAGTTTTCGGGATCGCACCGAACAAGATGTCAGGGACAGGGATGAGTGACTCAATCGATCGTCAGGTTGTTGAGACTCGTGGCTGGACAAAAGAGTATGCTCAAGAGTATCAGCTCAATGGTTTGCTCACTGGGGAAGAGACTCCACCAGAGCTGCTGGCTGAATTCATAGCGCACCTTCTTCAAGACAAACAACACCACAAATTTTTGACAGGCTGTGTCCTGCCTTATGGAGCTTAATTATGAAATTCAAAATCGAACAAATTGCAATCTGCCCCAAGTCACCAGAAGATGCTAAGAAGCTGCTAGATGAGATGGGTGCAGGAGATTGGGCAGAAGATCATGTTGTGGCAGAGGGTGAAGTTTTTGGATCACCCGGTCGCAATGAGGCAGATCTCTCATTCAACTATGATTTAGTTGATGGCAAAGAATTTGAGGTTCTGCACTACACCACTGGAAATAACTGGATGGGTGACAGGGAGGCAGAGGAGGACTGGCCAAGAGAAGTCAACTCTGTTAGTCACCTAGGGATGCACTGCACTGCTGAGGAATTATTAGAGTGGCGAAAGTTCTTTGAGGAGAGAGGCATTGGTGTAGCTCAAGAGGTGATGACTGAATCACACACCAACCCTGTCATAGCTGGCAAGCGAACATACAACTATGTGATCTTCGACACAAAAGAGATATTGGGTGTTGATGTTAAGTTTATCGTTAGGATAAACCATGATAGTGTTTGATCTTGAGACGACAGGTCTCCCAAAAGCTGAAGGTGCAGATTTAGACCTTCAGCCTAGGATAACAGAGTTCGGAGCAATCAAGCTGGATGACGACCTCAACGAGATAGGTGTGCTGGAATTCATGTGCAATCCCGGCATACCACTCGACCCACAGATCACAAAAATAACCGGGATAACAGATGAGGATCTTGCAAACAAAAAGCCATTTGTTGCAATGCTTGATGAGGTTTGTGATTTCTTTTTAGGCGAGCGAACTCTCGTTGCGCACAACCTTCCGTTTGACAGAACTGTGCTCAAGTTCGAGCTTGAGAGGCTGGCCAAGGTAATGAGTTTCCCTTGGCCACCAGATCAGATCTGCACAGTTGAGGTTGGCGAAACTGTTTGGAACAAAAAGCGCAAGCTGGGCGACATATATTTTGAGGTCACAGGGCGAGAGCACAAAGGTGCTCACCGATCAATCGCAGACGTTCGTGCTCTGATAGAAGTTGTCAAGTGGTATAGCAAGGAGGGGCATTTGGATGCTTAATATAAAACTGCGAACTGAATACTCTTTCCGCACAGCCTATGGACCAGTCAAAAAAGTCATTGACACAGCGGAGGGGGATGCAGTTGGCATTTGCGACACCGGCACTTGGGGTCATGCTGCTTTCCAGCGTGCCTGTAAGGAGGCTGGCAAGAAGCCATTGTATGGTGTTGAGATCGCTTTTGTTGATGATGCTCGCTCGCGGGAGAAACAGCCAACCAACTACATGTCATTTATTGCAAAAAATAACAGGGGGTTGAAAGAGATTTATGAGCTTGTTACCAGATCTACAGATAATTTTTATTATATTCCTCGCCTTGATTATTCTGACCTTTTTGATATATCCGAGGATGTGATAATCCTTTCCGGGGCAAATCCAAACTGGGGTATGTTGCCAACAACTCACAAGGAAAATCTCTACATAGAGATTGGACCAATGAGCACAAAGAGATGCTTGGATGCAATTGGAAGAGGCTTCAAGCCAGTTGCTGTCAGTGATAACTTTTATCCAAAGGTGACAGACAAAAAGGTTTATGAAGTTCTGACCGGGCGCAATCGCCAATCGAGAACCAAACCCATGCACATCCTCAGCGAGTGGGAGCTTAGGTCTGTTATAAAATGGCTTCCAGATGAGGCCATAGCCAACACACACGCGATCTCTGATCAGTGTGATGCGAGCCTCCCCCAAGCACAAATGGTGCGCTATAAGACCAATAAAACGCTAGAGGCACTTTGCAGAGCAGGGGCAAACGAACTTGGAGTTGATCTCGGGCGGGAAGATTATGATGATCGCCTCAAAAGAGAAATAGAAATGATTGCGGAGAAGGAATTTGAAGATTACTTTTTCGTGATCGCAGACATGGTCAAATATGCTCGCCAGCACATGCTTGTTGGACCAGCAAGAGGCTCCGCAGCTGGGTCGCTTGTTTGCTACCTGTTGGGCATAACAAATGTTGATCCGATCAAGCACAATCTGCTATTCGAGAGGTTCATAGATGTAACAAGAGCAGATCTCCCAGACATCGATATTGATTTTCAGGATGACCGCAGGGAGATGGTTTTTGAATATCTGCGCAACAAGTATGGAGCAGAGAAGGTTGCGCATCTCGGGACAGTCTCTCGCTACAAAGCCAAGAGCACAATAACTGAGGTTTCCAAAGAGCTTGGAATTCCGATGTGGGAGGTTAATGACCTCAAGGGTGCAATCATTGAGAGGAGCGGTGGAGACTCAAGAGCAGCGTTCTGCATCCTTGACACATTCAATGAATTGGATGTTGGCAAGCAGATACTTGAAAAATATCCACAAATGAAAATAGCAGCTGACATGGAATATCACGCAAGGCACAGCGGTGTCCACGCAGCAGGGATACTCGTAACAGAAGAGCCAGTTCACAACTACTGCTCAGTAAGCAGCTATGGAGGGTCTGCGCAGATAGACAAGTATGATGCCGAAGATTTGAACTTGCTGAAGATAGATGCCCTTGGTCTGAGGACACTCAGCATTCTCCAAGACACACTTGATCAGGTGGGGTGGGAAAGAGAGCAGCTCATAAATTACCCACTGGACGACAAAGAGGCATTCGCAATACTCAACGATGAAAAGTATGCTGGAATATTCCAGTTCGAAGGATATGCATTGCAATCCGTCACGCGCCAGATGAAAGTTCATGATTTCGAAGACATTGCCGCCATCACCGCACTCGCTCGTCCCGGACCATTGAACTCTGGTGGAACAACAGAATATATAAAAAGGCACACAGGTGCTGCACCAACAGAATACCTTCATCCGCTGACCAAAGAGATAACAGAAGTAACCAATGGCGTTGTTGTCTATCAGGAACAGGTCATGCAGATTGGCAGGGATGTTGGCAAGTTGTCTTGGGAAGATGTCTCGCAACTGCGTAAGGCAATGAGCAAGTCTCTTGGCCAAGAATTCTTTGACCGTTACTTCGAAAAATTTAAGGCTGGTGCGGATGAAAATAATATTGAAGAAAGTGAAGCAAGGTATATATGGGATCACATTAATACTATGGGGTCTTGGGCTTTTAACAGGAGCCATGCTGTTAGTTATGGCATGCTGTCTTATTGGTGTTGTGTTCTTAAGTATAAATTTCCTCTGGAGTTTGCTGCAGCGTGTCTCCGGAATGTCAAGGATGATGCACAAGGTGTAAAGCTGTTGAGAGAAGTTGTCCGGGAGGGAATGTCATACAAGCCATTTGATAAATTCAGATCTCTAGAAAACTGGTCTGTTCAGGACAACGAGCTGATAGGTGGGCTGATTGGTATCAAGGGAATAGGACCAAAAATGTCGGAGGACATAATCCGCAGAAGGAAAATGGCAGAGCCTCTCACACCAAGGCAAGAGAAACTTCTGGACAATGGCACCACTCCATACGATGACATATTCGAGTGTGAACGTAGGTGGGGCCACATCAAGAAAGATCCGAGAGCGCACAACATCGTTTCTGACATTACAGACATCCAAGATCTCGATGGAGACAATCCCGGAACATTTGTTTTCTTCGGCAAGCTGACAGAGAAGAATTTGCGCGATATGAATGAGGTTGTTAACTTGGCCAAGCGTGGTGGTCGGAGAGTTGAGAATAATAACCTGTGGCTCAACCTAACATTCGAGGATGACACAGCGCCAATCATCTGCACCATAGACAGGTTCAAATATAACAAGATGGGCAAACCTATTGTTGAACAATCTCGTGATGGTGATTGGTTTCTGGTGAAGGGTCATGTCAAAAAAGGCTTCAGAAAAATCTACGTTGACAACATTCGCAAACTTAGTGACTCGTAAGTCATTGATTTCATTAAGAAAGAAAACACTTTACTTTTAAGGAGCAATAAGAGATAATAAGTCATAACTGAGAAAGGAAAACAAATGAAAATAAATCTGGCAACGAAAGCTCGCACAGCAATATCGAAAAACAATGGCTACACAGTGGTTGATGGATTCGAGGTTTGGCGAGAAAAAGGATTCTGGCAAGCTCGGAAATCCGGGTGCTCTATGTCAGCCAGCACCAAAAAGGCAATCCTGAAAATGATTCAGGAAAACTGAGAAAGGAAAACAAATGAAAGACCATCGTGTAAACAAGCTCGCAAAAGTCCGCGCAGAGATCGCGCACCTTAAAGAAGTCGAGGCTGAGTATGTTCGTGCTCTTAAAGAGTCTGGTCCCGGGACCTACGAGGGTGAAGACCACTACATCGTCATCAGCGATGTTGAGCGCAAAACTCTCGACATGAAAGCTGTCCGCAAGAAACTTAGCCGACAGTTCATTCAGGCCAACACAAAAGTAACCAACAGCCTGTGCCTCAAAATCTTCGGCCACTCTGATCGGGAGGCTGCATAATGTCGAACGATGACAAGAGCAACTATAGGACGGCATCACGAAGAAAATTCTTAACTCAAGAATCTGTGTTCCTTGGATTCAATGATTATCAAGATGGAGTCTGGGGTGACGACTATGAGACCAAAGGTGAGTATTGGCAGATTGCATATGAGTGGGGTCGCCAGCTCGCACAATACTGCGAAGTCAAAGATATAAAAATTGGCTGGAAAAGTGTTACCAAAATTCCGAGAGCTTTAACAAACTCAGTTTATGGAGCGATGCTCAATGACTACATCCTACATTGACTCAGAGCTTTTCTCGCTAGCAGACGAGACCATAGCTGCTCTGGCCAGCCCCAAGCGTGGGCTGATCGGACAGCCAAGCATTTTCAGAGCACCTAGGTCGAATGCTCGCAAGGCAGCAAACACTGTCTATAAAAACATGCGCCAAGCAACAAGGTTTGTTCTCGAAGATGAGCTGACAGAATATGTTGCCCGGCTATCAGCACAGATCAGTGCCGAGCGAGTCTACCAGATGCTGACAGAAGTTGCGCGTCTGCCGACGGATCTCATCTGGGTAGAGTGGAATGAGAAAGTTCGTGTGAAAGAAATAAATGCAGCTGTTGACAATTTTCTTGAAGACACTGAGATGGAGCACATATCAGATCGTGTTGGTTATCTTTGTGAGAACACAGGTGATGACAGAGCAATGTTCACAATGGCTTTCCGGGATAATAATTTCGACAACAAAGTGACGATTGCAAATCAACCATTTTTAATTGGAGCAGAGAAAGTTTACATGTCCCCAGTTGGCTTTGAGCTTAATTTCTCAGGGGCATATTCTGAGGAAGAAAGTAGGAGGCGTGTTGCAGATTTTTTGTATGATGATGACGAAAAATCGATTGAGGGATTCATCAACACAGGCATGAGTGGATACAACAGCTTTGAGAGCTTCCAGTCTGCCAACCGCGAGGCTTCTCGCCAGCTTCTTTCTCGCTGGTGGACAGCTAATATGGCTGGTGAAAAAATGCTTGAGCTGATTGATTCTATTGTAGCTTGCCAAACACACGCAGTCCACTGGTGGTGCCACACAGACAATGGAAACTTCGACTCAGAGATGTTAGCCAGAGCAAGCAGCATGGCTCTGACATCAGCAGAAGGAGATGCCCGGTTCATGATCTGTCTGCTCGGTGTCTTGAACTTCGATTGGTTCATTAACGAGCCAACAAGGAAATTTCCACACACAAGAGTTCGCTACGGCAAAGTTCGCAAGGGCAACGAGTATCGAGTCATAACTCTCAAGTTGCCAAAAAAGACCGGACAAGTTGTAAACATTGACCAACACGAAGAAGCCACAACAACAAAAAGACTTCACGAGGTTCGCGGTCATTGGTGCGTCCGGAGAAAATCTGGGAAGCGATATTGGCGCAAGGCACACAAGCGCGGAGACAAATCTCTCGGCACAATCACAAAAGACTATAAGCTAGACCATTGATATATAAGGCATAGAAAATAATTTACTTCTGGGTACAAATGAGGGACAATAAGTTGTCTGAGAAAGGAGGAGTTTTGTTGAAGATAATTACAGCTATAATTTTATTTTTATTGGCAACTCCTGCAATTGCCAGTGATGAGCAGCAATGCTTGCAGGAGGCTATTTATTTTGAGGCTAGGAGTGAAGGCTCAATAGGAATGCTGGCTGTTGGCATTGTGATAAAGAACAGAATGCTATCAGGCAAATATCCGGGGACATATTGTGGAGTTGTCCGGCAAGGATATTACCGGAGCGGAAACCCAATAAAAGGAATGTGCCAATTCAGCTATTGGTGTGATGGCAAGCACGAAAGACCAAATGAAGAAAAGTCATGGTTGTCCGCTGGCAACATTGCAAGGCTTGTTATGACGACAAACATAATCATTGAGGGCATGGAAGGTGCAACGCATTATCACGCCAGATACGTTTCCCCGGACTGGTCTCAGTCACACAGAAAATTAGCCAGAATAGGGCAACACATATTTTATGAGGAACCAAGTGCAAATTGAAAAAGCGAAGGGCCGGTATTGTTATGCCAATGTCAAGTTGACATCCGAGGCAACTCAGAATCTTAGGAACTTCCCGGGATTCAGCAAGTGGGTTGGGCGCAAGATGATGTTCGCTCCCACAGGTGCCAACATCAAGCACATCCAGAAGCACTGGCCAGAAGCTCAGTGGGATGACGAATCGAAAACTATCCTCGATGATTATATAATGTCATTGCGCGCAGCTGAAGACAGAGAGAAATTTTCTGTCCCGGAGAATGATGACTACATGTTCGAGACCAAGCCATTCGAGCATCAGCGCAGAGCATTCTATATGTCACGTGACAAGAGCAACTTTGCTCTGTTGATGGAACAAGGCACTGGCAAGACAAAAATTATAATAGACACTGCTGCTTATCTTTATGCAAACAGCAAAATAACAGCTCTTGTTATTATAGCACCCAACGGGGTGCACCGTAACTGGCTGAGGAATGAGATTCCATTCCACTTGCCAGAGTGGTGCCCAAGAAAGGCTGTATACTACTCAGCATCCATGAGAAAAAAAGAAATGGAGGAGTGGGCTGATATGCAAAAATCATCAGACAGCCTCAAGATATTCTCTTTCAATGTTGAAGGATTCGTTTCGAAGAAAGCCCAAGGTCTGATCACCACAATCATGAGATCAGAGAATGTGCTGCTGGTTGTTGACGAAAGCTCCAGGATAAAACGACCCGGTGCCAAAAGAACAAAATTCATAACCCAGATTGGAAAAGAGGCAAAATACAGAAGGATACTCACTGGCACACCAGTGACAAAAGGTCCAGAAGATGTTTACAGTCAGTTCAAATTTCTTGATCCATACATTCTCGGTTATGAGAGCTTTTATTCTTTTCGAGCTAGGTATTGCGTCATGGGTGGGTATGAGAACAAACAGATAATAGCATACAACAATATTGATGAGCTGACAAAAAGCATCGAGGGACATTCTTACCGGGTTTTAAAGAAAGACTGTTTGGATCTGCCTGACAAAATATACCAGCGTGCATATGTTGACCTCTCAGACGCCCAGAGGCGCTTATACAACACAATGAAGGATGATTGGGTTGCTGACTACCAAGAAGACACCATCGAGGCTCCTGAAGCCATTACAAGGCTTTTAAGGTTGCAGCAGATAACTTGTGGTTGGTTTCCATCAGATGAACCAGTTCCGATTGATGAAAAGAATCCGAGGCTGGAGTTGCTGAAAGAGCTGCTGAGTGATATTGATGGGAAGGTTATCATCTGGGCACGTTTCAGAGCCGATTTAAGAGCCATAGAGAGCGAACTTGGGGAGCTAGCAGTTGCTTACCACGGAGGGGTGTCTAACGATGACAGAGCACACGCTGTAGACGCTTTTCAGAACGACCCTAAAATTAAATATTTTGTCGGTCAGCCACAGAGCGGTGGGATTGGTCTTACATTAACAGCAGCCAGCTATGCAATATATTACTCAAACAGCTTCGACCTTGAGGTTAGGCTGCAGTCTGAGGACAGGTGCCACAGAATTGGCACAACCAACAATGTCACATATATCGACATCGAAGCCAACAGAACAATCGATAAGAAAATCATCAAGGCTCTGCGGGACAAGAAAAGCCTCGCAGATATGGTTACTAAAGACCCAATGTCAATTTTTATGGAGGAAGATAATGGCTAAATACACAGACGAGTTTATTTTAAGGATCAGACGAAAAGCCAAAGAGATGACTGCGCGACAAGTTGCAGAAGAAGAGCAAATGACAATCGGGAAAATAAATTACATCATATACAAGGCTGAACTCAAATTTGATAATATTTTGGAAAGAGATCAGTCTGAAAAAAGCAAAAAACGAGATTGGATCGCAGACGCACATGATGCCAAAGAAAAAGATCAGAAAGAGGGAAAGGGCAAAACATTTTTAGAGTGGTTGCTCGGATGAGTGAAAAAAACTTCTGGAACCTTATAAGGAACAACCTTGGTTTGAAAATGTATCGAGTTGAAAACCGTGTTGCCTCTGGAATGCCCGATGTCCATTATGTCTCGGAAAAAGGTTCAGGCTGGATAGAGCTTAAATACGTTCCTGAGTTTCCGCGCAAAGGCAGGTTAAAAACTGGCATAAGACCTTCTCAGTGGCTGTGGCACGAGACATATCAGCGCCACGGTGGCAAAAGCTGGCTACTAATAAGAGTTGGTCGACGAGGAGTTATTCTTGTAAAAGGGGATCGCTCTCGTGAAATAGCAAAAGGAATCTCTGTGCATGACGTTATAGAAAAAGCAGACTGGTCGCACATGGGAAATTTTGATGACAAAGACTGGAAGAATTTGAAAGGAGCAATCAATGAGCAAAGTGAAAAAACTTCTAGAGACAGCGGAGCGAGCAAATGATCCTTGGTTCAAGGATTATTGGTGGAATCTTGCTCGTTGGCTTGCTAACAGGCATGAGTCCATCCACGGATACCCTCTGGTCGAGGAAAGTGATGAACTGCCAAAACAGCGAGTGCTCCATTGACACAATAACTTGGTTGTCAAACCAAGAGATAAACAATGAGCAGGGGCACAAAGTTGAGCTGACAAAGCATTTTTGCAAAAAGCCAGAGCACTGGGCTAGAGTTCTTAGGTCAATGGCGGTCAAGGATGGAAGGCACAACATGCTTTTCAAAGATCAGGTTATGGCTGGAAACTGCTTTGAGATATCATTTCCAAAAAAAGCAGTTATATTCGAAATAGCAGAAGAAGGTGATGGTTGGTTTGTTCGCAGAGCACAGTGGCTCTATGATCAACCGGAAGAGATGTATCAAGGATATCTGAAATGAATGTTTTTACAATAGTTGTTTCTTTGCTCTGGTTTTCTCCTGAAGAAAAGTTCGGGCTTACCAATGTTTATGAAATAACACACCGCCATGGCAACGAGATAAAATTTGATACATTAGAAAAATGCTTCTTTCATGTCGAAAAAAATTATAATGAAATAATTATTTCTGTTTCTGAGGAATACAAAGGGAGGGCGATGCCAATTCAAATTTTCTGTAAAAATTCTCTTAGAACTTGAGTCTATTTAAGTTTTGACAAAGGATTGTCAAGAGCTTTGCGAATCTGATCACTCACATCATCCTCTAATGCCTTCATTCCATCCTTCATTGATTTGTCTAAGCTGTCCATCCTCGTGCTTAGTCGATCTCGCAATGTATTGTTGCGTTCATTTTCTTTATCAACCATGCCCCGGACTGCTTCCTGTATTCCTTTGACACGCCTTTCTGTTGATTCGACGAGGCGCTCTGTTCTCAAAATTTCCCCTTTTAGGTCTCGTTTGATTGTCCGAGCTTCATCTCGAGCCGAGTCTGCTGATTCTTGAATTGCTTCCTCTAGCTTCTCGAAAACTGCAATTTTCCCTTCTATAACATTTATTTTAGAATCAACATTTTCGTTAATAGAAGACATGTCTGATTTCAAAACAGCCAGCCTTTTGTCAAACCCAGAAAGGTCTGGTGCAGAGTAGCTTTCAATTTTGTCGCGCATGTCCATGTAGTCTTTGTAAAACTCAAAGCCTCCCCACATTGCGCCACCGAATGTTGAGATGGCTGTTAGGATAATTGCAATCTTGCCACCTTTAAATTTAATGCCAGCAACTTCAACTTCAGCCATCTATTTTCTCCATTGAAGGTTTACTAGATTGTTGTGCTGAGCAGAAGAACCACCGAAAAGCACATACTGAGCAAAATTATTGTCAGAAATAACAGAATCAGGAACTCGTGCATTGTCAAAAAATCCTTCCTTGTCTTGAAGGGATACAGGAGACTTAAAGAAAGATTTTGAGTCTCCAAGAACCTGCATTACAACAAGAGTTCTTATCTGGTTATTTGAATCATAACGACCCGATGATCCCATCCTTTTAATAATTTGTTTAGCTATTTTTTCTTTAACTGCTTTCTTAGCAACAACTTTTGGCTTTTCTTGCTGCTCTTCTTCTGGCTCTGATTCTGCTTGCCTAGTTTCAGGCTCTGGTTCAGGCTCTGGTTCAGTAGGCTCCGCTGGTTCAGGCTCTGGTTCAGTAGGCTCCGCTTGTTCTGGCTCTGGGGCGGGTGCTTCTATCTCTTGTTGAAGTTCTGCTTCTATCTCAGCTTCGACTTGCTCGCTAACAGGTGCCTCGGCAGCATCGACTTGTGCAAATTCAACAGGTGGCGGTGCAACCTCAACCGGGGCAGCCATGACTTGAAGTTGTTGTTCAAATTCAGCTTCTATCTCAATTTCAGCAACCTCAACCTCTGGTTCCGGAGGTGGTGGTGCGAGATCTACCTCTACAATCACTATGGGATTCTCGGTAATAATTTCGGTATTGGTGAGGATATCAATAACTTCGGTTTCGATGAATGAAACAATGTCGAAAGTGGCAGTGAGATTCGGATTAGAAAAATGTGGTCCGAAAAACCCACTCGGAAAGCCCGCATCGATGCCAAACAGCTCGAATCCTCCTTTCAGTTCTGTGAATTCATTTTGTGGTATATTCTGTTCAAATGAAAAATTCCTAGTCCCGGTATAGTCTAATTCTATCTCGTCTACAAATTTGTGCTCAAGAACATTTCCTGCACTAAACAAAGAAAGGGTGACATTAAATATGTCTTTGCAATCACCGCTCTGGAGAACACCGCTGGTGCAAGACGCAAGGACAGAATTGCTTGGGTGTGATTTTACATCAACAGAATAATCTAGTTTGAATCCACGATTTATATCATCAATCGTCATGCTATCTTCAAGATCAAATGTTGTGCTAAATGTTCCACCTTGCCGATTGGTTCCTGCAGTGCAAAACTCGCCTGATGGACAACCATTGCCTGTTCCAACGCTGGTTCCTCCAGACCGAGTAAATTCACTCATTCCAGGGAGTAGATTTTCTGTTGTTTCTTGCCCCACCACAATTTCCTCAGAATAAGATGGGTATGCCGAAAAACAAACCAGCAGCAATGCCGACAGCATTGAGCCAAAAGAAGATTTTATTGTCACTCTCCCCATTCCTCTTCTGGAGGTAGCTCCTTCTCTTCTTCTTCAACTTTTTCTTTGATCACAGAAGCTCCCTCAGGCAACAAGTCAGCATCTTCTAACCAAGCCTGTCTCGCCTCTTCGCCGATCTTGCCTTTGTAGGGACAAGGTGTCCCAGCCATCCACATGCCATCGAACACACGACTGTCTTGACAAAGCACAGAAACCGCAGCAACCTTCATGCCCATAAAATACAAACTACGAGCGAGCTTGATACGTTCACAGTTTTCATCTGTTATTGTTATACCAGAAGCAAACCCAAATATCTGCGTTTGAATTGCTGCAGAAGATGCACTTTTGCAAACATCACTGTTGTTAACATTTATGGATGGCGCAGAGGCAGTCGGTGGAGTTTTATCAGTAACTACTGTTGATGAGACAGTTGTGTTTGTGTCCGCACCAAAGGCTGGTGCAGAGATGACGAGTGCTGCAAAAACAATTGCACAAAGTTTACTGATCCGCAACCGCTTCAAGGACTTTCCTCGCTGCTTCTGCATCCATAGTTTCTGCTATGGAGCTAATTGACCTTGGAATTTTCCCACTTTGAATATCAGGCGCTGCTGTAACTGTTGCTGCACGAGCCGAACCAGAGATTAAACTATCAGCGATTGAGTTATATTTAGCAGCAAGACCAGAGACAAGTTTGTCATTCCTTAGAGCTTTAGCAAGAACAACTGGGTCTTCTTCGACTAACATTTTGGCAATCTGAGTCATTTGTTCAGGAGTCAGATTCTCTGATTTCTTGCCGATGGCATCTTTTATAAATCTCATAGCAGCAATTGGACCGCGAGTTAGTGGGAACATTGCTATCTCTACAAGATTGGCTATAGAAGATGCTGTGCCGATCTTTCTTTCAGCTGCCATTTGCGGTGCTGTTGGAGAGCCACTCAGAACCCTGTTGCGTGTTCTGTTTGCTGCATCTGCAAGATCTATTTTTTTGACAGCTTCTTCCAGAGAGTCACCGGGGTATATAATTTCTAATATCTGTCGCTCTTTTCTTCCAACATCAGAAAGATTTCTGAAGAGAGTTGTGACATTGCCTGCAGAGCTTTTGTTCCTCAAGGCAGTCGCATAACCTAGACGGAAAGAAGCAACTGCGTCCATGTCACCTTTTGCAACAAGATCTTCGAATATTACTTCTGCATCATCAGCAGATTTTGTTAAAATTTTTCTTCCCTGATCAAAAGCATCTGCTGATGAATTGATAGCTGCCCAAGCTGCACGAGTGCTTTTAAGATCTGGGGAGGCATCATCAAGGATTCTTCTTAGACCACTCTCTAAATTGCCAACAGCCTCTCCCATTGCACCTTGACCACCTCTGTAAGCTGCACTTGAGCTGTCACTCAAAGCACGCCTTATGATCTCCCCTGTCTCTAGATCAACATCTCTCGTCAGCTCGAGAACTTTTGTCTCTGGATTTATTTTGAAAAGTGGTGGTTTGCCGGAAGCTGCCATTAAATCATTTATTGGCTTTCTCAGGCTTCTTTGATTTGTCAGAATTTCCAGAGCAGCTTCGTTCAATTCATTCGATGGCTCTATCCCTTGGGCAAAAATCTTGTCATATGCTTTGCCCTCATCACGTTTTAACCTTTTAATTCCTGCACCGAAATATTTTAATATGTTTCCAGTCTCACTACCTTTAGCGATTCCAGAAGCTGTGCCTTCAACAATGCCAGAAGTTGGGACTCTAACACCACCTTCACCAGCTGTTAATGTAGGCTCTGGTGACAAGTCTCGTTGCATTGTTGCTTTGGCATCGGTCGTTTTTTCTGTGCTGCGCCTAGAGAGAGTCTCTGCCACACCTTCACGACCTTTGCCAGCCTTGCTATACAAAGCACGCAAGGCTGTGGCTGCTGAGTCAGCCATGTCTCCAATTACTTCACCTTCGCCAACGCGACGAATTACATCATCAACAGACAATCCTGTCTCTTCAATTATTCTGTTAAGCTCTGCTGATTCTGCTTTGCCGAGACCTGATAAAATTTTGCGTGTGAAATTCCTGTCAGCAACCTTGCCAACAATTTTCTTTCCTGTTCCAAGTGCTCCTTGGATTACTGGACGAGCAACACCACCTGTGGCTGCTGAGATCAGCGTTTGTGTGTCTGTTACGCGATCTAAAACATCACCTTCTGCAGCACCTGCTCCAGCAAGAGCACCTTCTGCAGTGCCAACGGCGGAACCTCTTGCAATGCGACCTAGACCTGTCTTGGCTCCAGAAACACCAATGCGTGCCAAGTTAGCAGCGACTGCTGGAGTTCCTGCTCCACCTGAAAATACTATTGCAGCTAGAGATGGCACAATGGCTCCACCAAGCTCATAGGCTAGAGCACTATCTTTTTCTCGCGCCTCTTCTAAAATTTTGCGCTCCGCAGCAACAGCCTCATCATAGCTTTGATCTGTAAATAAAGATTTGACCGCAGCAATGCCCTCGTCACTAAAATTAAACAAGAGACCTTGAAGACCGAGTTTAATTTTTTCTTCTAAGTCTAAAGGTTCAGAAGGTTGCTCTTGTGCTTCTTGAGATGCAATAATTTCTTGACTATTTTCTGTCTCTTGTGAACCTTCATCAATTAATTCATCAGTTAAAGATCTCTTTTTTACTATCTCTGCCAAATCAACCTCCAAAAGACCCATAGTCTTTGAATATTTTTTTGAATAGTGTAACTCCATAAAGCCTGTCAAGAGTAGATTTGACATAATTCCTTAAAGGAATCGAACCTTGCTCGGTGCTTAGCTTCCCAGTTACTGGGTCTACTGTTTGTTGCATGAATTGGCGGTATTCATCATCGCCCATGTTGTCGAGAGATCTTTGATCTTGACCATAGGCGAGAAGCATCTCCTGCTCTTTCTTTTCAGCCAAACTTTTGACATATTGCTCTGGAGACTGCTTGTAAATTTCTGAACTTCTCCAAGCCCTATACATGTCAGCGACATCAGCTGGACCAGTTCCTTGCTCTCCAATTCGTTTTCCGTCTGAATTTTTCCAAGTAGCGTAAAATTTATCAAAACCACCAGCTTTCTTCATTTGATGCGCAGCCAAATGCAACAATAATTGGTTGCCTCGTTTACTTTTCCCAAGGCTAGCAACTTGTGCTTGCAAAAATCCAAGTTCTTTGTCGGAGAGAGCACCTTTCATCTGCTCAACTTGAGCAAGAACGAGTTGCTGGGCAGAAGCAACAAATGCTTCTTGGGTAGCAAGTTTCGATACATCTACATCGATCCCAAGCCCATAACCAAGTTGTCGCATTGGCATCAACAGCTCTTCGAGCCTACCGGATTCAAAATCTGGAGATGTTACAAAAGAAAGCATCTGCACCAATACAGGGACTTTGTCAGCAGCTGCTCTGGAAAGTTTCAAATTTTCGCTAAGTTTTTGTCCTTCTTGGCTAGCGAAAATTTCAGCGAATTTTTTCTCACCGCCAAAGTTTATTGTCTGACCACCTTTTCTTGTTGCTTCATATGTGCTTGTTACATTTCCTGATGCATCTTGAACATCGAATCTGAAGAGAGGCTCACCAGTGGTGGTATCCAGTTTTGGTGAGCCATCTGCATTAAGAACTGGACCCATTTCAATAACTTTTGATGTCCCTGTTTTGGGCTTGAGTGCTCCAATAAGCGTAGAACCCATCTTCGTTGCTGCAAGATCTTCAGCACGTTTCTGTTTGCGCTCATCGAGCAGTGTCTTAACAGTTGTAGCTCCAGCCTCACCAAATGCACCTATTGCGGTAGCTCCGGGTTTGCTCGCTGCTGCAGCCATGTTTGAAAAAAACTGGAAAGCAGTCAGCCATTTGTCTTTTGGATCTTCGACTCGCTGCGGATAAAGCTGCTGTCCGAGTTGTTTTGCCAGAGCACCATAGTTAGACAAATTGTTTATATTCGTGCCAGCTGCTCCAAGGTTCAGACCGCCACTAACTTTGTTTGGTGGTGTTGCCATCTGCTACTCCTAACTCAACAGCTTGTAGGCTGATGCCAAAGCACCAAGCCCACCCATTGTCTGGCCATATACGCTGGGAGACTGGATGAACTCGCCACCACGCTGCATCGTAAACTCACGAGTCTCGAATGGCAGACCTTTGAGAGCACCCATGGCAAAGTTTAGAGCAGTGAATGGATATTCTCTCTGCTCAACATAGTCTCTGTAAGCCATCTCGAGAGCTTGTTGGTCAAGAAGCCTCTCAGCCTCACCAGCACCAATCAAGCCTTGCGCCTCTTGCTGGACAAGTCCCTGCACCTGCGGAGCGAGCGATGTAACTGCTTCAAGCTCCATTCTTCGGCTAGCTTGGTTTAGATCAAAATCTGTCTGACGAGCAGCTTGGTTAAGCTGAAATTGCCTTTCTGCTGCACCACGATCTCGCTCAAACTGTCCAGATGCAAATTCAAGTCCCTGTCGCCCAGCTTCAGAGAGCAGCCTACCGCGCTCCCGAGCTTCACCTCTCGTCAGCTCTGCAGCTTCCATGCCCATGCGGTCGCCAAAAGCACCAGTTTTGCCTGCGGCAAGACCAAGATCTCGCTGTCGCCTAGCAAATGTTTCAGATACATCCTGCAAAGCTGGATCAACAGCACTTGTGAATGTTGGGAGGTATTTGTCGAGAGCTTCTTGACCAAAAGCAGAATAGTCAAACTGACCAGTATCTATCCTCTGTGAGCCGATGTCTGTTGCAACCTCACCAGCCCGGTCAACATAAGGCTGATAAACATCACCACGATCTTCAAGAAGTTGCAGACCCTCCTGCTCACGCCTCGTAAGTTTAGATATAGCATCTGGGTCATTTATGTCTTCAAATGTTGCAATGCGGTCACCTTCAAAAACAGGAAAATCACCACCTGCAAGTTCAGCAGCTTGCTGGAAAAGTTTTTGACCACCTTCAGATACCCATTCAGGTATCTCAGTATCTTTGAGAACTTCCTTGGGATCAGGAAGGACTTGAACACTTGTTGAACACAATCCGCCCATCAGCTCGCCTCCGAGAAATAGCTAGTCCCAACTTTTTTGAGACCGAGCCTTTCAAAAAAATTATCTTTACGATCTAAATCATTGCCATAAATATGACCGAGTTTAATCTTCATGCCTTGGCCAGCAGACATAAACTCTTTAACGAGGTTTGCTGCAGCTCTGGTTGCACGGCTTTCAGGCTCAACATAGAACCAAATGTCCCCCAGCAGCGGCTCATTAGACCACCATTCAGAAGATTTGATTCCGCCGATAGAACCTATCATTTGTCCCTCTTCAATTGCAACAAGAACAATGCCTTGGTTAATTGTGCGCAAAACAGCATTTGAAAATTTCTCACCATCGATCTCTGGCAGGTCAAAATCTGTGCCTTCATGCATTCGCACAAGCAAAGCACAGATGTGAGAAAAATCAAATATTGATGCTCTGCGTATCTCCATTACATTCCCGCCAATGCGCCACCTTGCTGACCAGCACCAGCTTTGCGACTCATTGATGTCTCAATAAGATCCTGCAGCTCTGGCAGCAGTTTGAGAAGAACTCGAGCTGAGGCTCCATCAATAGCCCGGTCAAGAGCTTTTAATTCTTCCGGGGTCATAGACTCCAGCCGAGAGAGCAAAATGACACGAATTTCGTCATCCGGTTGCATCATCATCATTGCTGCGTCTGCACCCATTTCATCGTTTAGGCTTCTTTGCTGTTCCATCATTTGTTCAGCCATGTGCGAATATCCTTTTTTCTAGAGTTGCTTCATAAATTTTACCAATCAACAGGCTTGCTGTTTCAAGAGATTTGGCAACAACAAAACCAGACAGGCTAAACTTTCTTTTGCCTAGTTTATAATGAGCATGCTTGCTCCACTGTTTGTAAACAAACTTCCAGAATTTGATCTGCTTGCCTTTTTTCATTTTTTCAGCAGCAGGAACACCCCAGAAGTGATATCCTTTAACGAGAGTTGGCGTCAGCATTGTGGCAGTGTAATAGTTTGTTGTCCGGTATTCACTGTGTGAAATTTCACCCTGCTCGTGAAGCTCGGTGCAAACAACAGAACCGCCACTGATAACTTTTGCTATCGTTCCACCAACGAAGCCACCAATCGGGCCAGCAACTGCAGTTCCGATAGCTGTTCCTGCAGTAGTTATCGCAGCACTTTTAACAGCCTCTTTTGGCTTCATGCCAGACAAAAGATTGAAACCAAGATCAAGGCCGAAGCCAACTCCAACTTGAGCAAAAGAAGGTGTATAACCTGTGAAGCCCTTGTCAAAAAAACCACCAGCATCAAAAAATCCGGGTTCTACTGGTGGGCCGGATACTGATCCTCCAGTACCAGCAAAAGGAGTTCCTTTGGCTGCTAATGTTCCTTGAGCAGCATTAACTTCTGCTGCATTCATTTTAACATAGTTAGTGCCACCGAATTTCATTGGCGCACTAGTAACTTTCGCACCTCCCTGCATTAGCTGATTTGCATCAGAAAGAGGAACTCCAATTTCACCAGCCTTCAAACCGAGTGCTTCTGCCCCCGGTGAAAGGGTTGAACCAGCACCGGGAATATAACTCTTTGCCGCTGGACCAATCTGGCCTAAGAATTCAGAGGATGTCCCTCCTCCGGGGAGTGCGGATGCCATTCTCCCAGCAGTTCCAAGAACTGCACCAGTAGCAGTTGATGCTGTTGGAATAAGAATATCTTTAATAAGGTCAGGCTCTAAACCTTGTGCTGCCAACTCTTCATCTGACAAGCTGCCAATGACATCTGCAGCTTCTCTATCAAACTGCTTAGAAGGGTCGAAAGTTGATTCCCCAGACTGCACACGCCTAGCAAACTCAAACATTGGCATCGCGCTCGTGCCATAAAGTTTTTGCAGTTGGCCAGTCTCAACTTGTGGGGCAAAAGACTGAACTTGATAGACAGGGACAGTTACTGGTCCAGAAGAACTTTCTTGCCCCGGATTCACAGTGCCAACAGGAACAATGCTGCCTGTTCTTTCAATTAAATTTGTTAGAGCTGCCATTAGCCTATAACTCCTCTTTCTCTCAGATCAGTTATCAGCGTTCCAAGGACATCAGCAAGCTCTGCTGTTGAAGTTGAATCTGCATCTAGTGCACGATCTGTTGTTACATTGGTTACTGTGTAGCGGGAAGATGATGCAGCAAGATTTGTTGCTGAGATGTTTTGCTCGAGCTGCCGGACTAACTGATTTGCCCATCTTTGATCATAAGCATTTGGTGGTGATGGTAGTCTTCCCTGTCTTATTGTCATCGCTGTCCATCCGGTCGTAAATTAAATCTAAATGTGCCAAGCTCCCAATTATCACCTGTCGCATCACTAGAGAAACGAACTTTCATCTGTCTCCCTTTAGCTCTTAGGCTTACTTTAGTCGTAGTTGGCGAAATAGTAAATGGTCCTTTACTAATTTCGCTAGCATCTTGCGGATATTTCTTTGATTTTACTGTTAAATCAAGGGATCCTGTGATAGTTCCTGCAGGAACAAATTTATCAATCATGTAAAGATTCGTGCCATCTGGCGCTTGCTGGACATCAAATTCTATAGCAGAACTCTCTATGTATGATGTCATAGCCGACCCATCAGCATCAGTTCCTGTCTCCTGATTATAAAGATATCCACTTTTATCTATAGCATAAGGAACAAGACGAACGCCAAACTGATCGTGCCAAGCTGTCCTTTGCATTGAGCCGATTGTCCAGACGCCTGTCTCAAAGTTATAAGTAACATATTTGTCTGGTTCATCATCAGCAGCATCATTTGAGCAATAGAACCAGATGACCTCTTGAAATTTACGATTCATCGATCCAAATATTTTTTGCTGCTGCTGCTGGTTCAAGTCGTCAAATATAAAATATTGGATGGGGCAAGGCAGCTCTTTGATCTGACCATCGTAAACGAAAAAATTGCTTCTGCCCATCCAGTAAACAACACCACTTTCATTTACCATAGCGTTTTGAGATATTGGACCACAGCCTGTTCCAAGCAAACGGAATGAAAATATAAATGGTGCGCCAACAAATTGCATCTCATACATAGCCTCGTCAGTCCCGATGAATGTTGCTTCACGAGTCGGAACTGCTGCCATTATTTTGGTGCCAACTTGCAATCTTTGGTTGCCAGCTGTGTTCGTAGTTGATGGTGTGAATTCAGAGTAATCTTCCTGATCAGACCACCGAACTAACATGTTGTCTTGCGCTGATGTGCTGGTGTTATATGCGCCATGAGCAATGAGATGCCTGTCCGGGAAAGACACTGTGGTAAATCTTGATTTGGTTATTTCAGCTTCATTTATTAATGTTGCTCTCGTTGCCACCCCAGCACTTGCATCCCAGACATATGTTCCAAAGTTGTGGACTGTTGCGATGAGGTCTTCTCCCCAAAGGTCAAAACTCCACTGAGAAAGCTCTAGGGTGACGCTAGAGCTGGCTCGAGCAGTTCCCCATGTGCTTCCACCCCAAGTGCCTGTTCCCCAGCCTAGAGCCAATGCTGCTGTTGGCTCAAGCATTCCTTCTGTATCTCCTATTAAATAGGATGCAACAACAGAGCTTCCACCACCAGACCCAGAGCCGGAAGCTGTGACAGAGTCAACAACAGTGTAAGAGTTATTATCAACTTTTGTAAGCTCATACGCACCAGACAGCGTTACACCATTGACAGCTGCAGCTCCACTGAAAGAAACAATCTCACCAGTGTCAGCACCATGGCTGGTGTGCGCCACTGTAACTGTTGTAGATCCACTAGATGTTGTTATTGGATTTGATCCGAGCGTTGCTGCAGTTGTTCGCAATGGTGTGATATCATAATAAGTTCCACCAAGAAGAATAAGCAGCTGCCTTTCAGAACCGAGCGCTGTCACATCAGTGCCATCAACGAGACGCCAATTAAGCAATGCTCTAACTTTGCCAGCAGAAAGATTTGTGCTAGATGTTGCAACAGATGGTGTTGCTGTGTCTTTAGACCAACCACCTATTTTCTGTGGCAGACCATTAACAAAACGAATCTTGTCTGCATCAACCCAATATGGACCAACTTTCGCTGCTGTATATTCATCAACGTCAGTTACAATTCCCGGTTTTATGTTCAAAGTTTGCAGTGGCATTATTTACTTACACCCTTGAACTTTTCAAATGTCCGGAGGCCACCAAGACCCAACATCCCCATCAGAACAGGCATCATTTCGCCAAGTTCCATTGTTGGCAAATCAATTAAATAGCCAGCCTGTGCAAGACCGAAAACAAGAATTGGCTGCAAAACATATGTGTAAGCCAGTGCAACTCCACATGTCCAGCCTATAAATGGTCGCCACCCGGCAACAAATACGCTTCGATGCGAGGCTTCTGCTTTGTTTATTTCCAGTTGCGCAATATCAATTTTGGCAAGATGCGTTGCGAGCTGCGCCTCTAAGTCGCGCTCTGCTTTTGCCCTCGCTTCTTTGTCTTCCGGCAGGAACCTACCAATAACATCAGTTACTGCTGGCAATATGCTTGGAAGAAGAGCTTGTATCATTTTTTAGCACTCATGTAAGCTGTCATCCCCATATAAGCTCCAACAACACCAGCCATCCCTATGTAAAAAAGACCAAAAAGATCAGCCAGAGCTTTTATACGACTATCAGGAAATATAGGAAGGAAAATAAAACCAGTAAAAATAAGCATAGCGATGATAGCGACCCAAGCCATCTTTTTCTGGGCATCTGATTTTTCGTCAGCTGCTTCTGTCTCGTGGATTGCCTTGACTGTTGCAAGTTCAGCATCGCTAACCACACCATCCCCATCAATGTCATATTCCTCATATGCACTGTCTTTTTGCAAAGATTTTTTGCCTTTAGAAGCCATCACCGTCCTCCCCGGTTCGCATCATTTCGCTTAAAGTATTTGCCCTCCGACCAACTTGTTCTGCCCAACGAGAATTAAGCATTTCAGACGCTGCTTCTTCATACTCGCCAGATTCTATGTGCCCGAGAGTCTTTTTAAATTTTGACAAGCCACCGAGACCCATGTTGAATGCCATGTCTACAACAACTCTTTGCCGAACATCATCTAGGTTGTCCCACCAAGACCACGTGTCCTGCACTCCAGATTTAAATTCTGATATATCATTCTGCAGAAGATAATCAATCTCATCTTCTGAAAGACCTTTGTCTTTCAAATTACGACCAACACCGATCGTCTCAATGCCTTCAGTATCAAGATAAACTTTATCACGAACGCCTTCGTGAACTTTGAGCTGTGCGATTAAACGATCAATATCCATCTTACATCTTCCAAAGCATGCCAGCCATCAGCGCAATAACTGCACCTGCTGAACCAATCATAATCATCTCAAGACGTTTTATACGCTCTATGGTCTCTTTCCATCTTTCAGCACATACTGCTTCGTGTGTATTTACCCTAGCCTCTATGTCTTTTACCGTCACCATTTATTAAGTCCCTAGTTCTGGCCAATCATAAAGGACACCGGACTTATTTCCTTCTGAGTCAAAAGTAACAAACAGCGCAGCTACAGCATCGGTGTTTGCCGCACCGTCAATCGCACTTTCCATTGCAGTTGCTTTGGTGCGAATTGCATCTCGGTAAGTCTGGATGTTAGACGGAATAGCCGTTCCCTTGTCGGCTTTCCTAACCACCGCCCAGTCTGTTTCAGACAGTTTACTATGTTGCTGTGCTTTAACTTCTTTTTTAAGAGATGTTTTGACACCATCATCTATAATTTGATTGCCATCAGAGTCTTTGATTGGATTACCGCTATCATCCGTCTGGCCGACATCCGTCAAACTTTTAGCCGTTTTTTCAATCGTCACGCCATCGGCAGCATAGTTCCATGTATACAGGCGGGAGTCGGGGGGAGTTTCAGGATTAACCTCTGTCATCCCTGCGGCTTCTTTTTCAGACTTAGACCAAATTTGCCAGTTAGGTGGATGTTGAATGCCATCACTATTAATCCAAGAACTGCCTTCTCGAATAATTTTCCCGTTATATTTCCACATTATTTTCTTCTCCTATCGAGCATTGGCTGTTTTGAATGGTGCTTCAGCAAAAGCCATATATATGAAAGTAGCAGAACTTTCGTTTACTCCATGATCAGTGGTGTAAGGTCTAAACCCATTACTCAACATATCTATTTGATAACCAGTTGTTTCGGACGTAGTTTGGTTCCAAAAAACTGTCGCATTGCATACGTTAAAGGGTGATCTTTTATTATCTGCGATAGGCCAAGCATCGCCAGAATTTGTAATATTTTTAGTCATGACAAAAGCAGGACGAAATCCGGTATAAACAAACGGCCCTGCTGTTGATGAACCATTGCCAGTGTAGCTACCAAATTTACTATATCCATCAATTTCGGTAAAAACATATGAGACATATGTGTCTGAGGATGCACCAACTGCCGTATTATTGTAAACTTGGATGGTTGAACTAGTCGGTGCCCAACTGACAGACCTTGTTGTTGCAGCGTTAGTCAAATCCATATAAACCAAAGATGTTTCGCCAGCTAAATCTTGATGCCACCCCCACCAGTTTTCTGTGCCACTTCTCCTTTTGGTTACGATAAATGCGGGTTTAGCTCCAAGCCCGTGGCCGTAAGTTTCCGTAGAGCCGCCGCCTGTATAGGTCACTATTGAAAACCCTGCGGTGGTGTTTTTCATAACCGAAGAATCAATATCTCCGTCAGAGTTGGTCGCGGCAGATGCACCATCAGTTGACCATTGCCAAGAAGCATAAGTTCTGCCCGATCCGTTATAATTCACATCAGTTGTGTCAAGGTCAAACCCATCACTTTCAAACGTAACAAGCGCAGGATCGTCTGTTTGCTCTGCGGTGCTGTTATTTGTTTGAATACGTTTATCGCTGCCTCTTACAGCATCCAAAGAATTGTGGTGATCGCCGTTTGAACGGGGACTCAATACTAACCAGTCAGGTTTAAAATCTCCCGCGTTGGCATCGTTAGTAATTGCATGACCAGAGCTACCGTTACCAGAATAAAGCTGAGTGTGAAAATACTTGCTGGGGTCTGCAATGGCTGGGTCTGGTAAATTATTTACGTTAAGCGCCTTGAACGTGGCGGCAGGACTAAATCCTGATTGCCCAAAATCCGCTACGGTTACTAGTCCAGCATCGGCGGAAAACTGTGCCGGAAAATAAGTCACATTATCGTTAAGATTGATCGTTCCTTGACTGGCGTCGTTCTTAAAAAACTCAATCGTTTTAGTAGCAGCATCAAGGTTAAGCTGGACACGGATAACATCGTCAGCAGCAAAGCTGGCTCCGTAAGAAGTCGCACTACCGTTAACGAGTTTTGTCCCGCCGCTTCGGTAGATTACGCCGTTAGCTGACTGGTTTGAGATTGCCCCGCTGCTTGCCCCGGTCGCCGCTTGGCTGGTGCCATCATCCACACCAATTCCGCCGTCAGACAAGCTATCTGTAGGGGTCCATTTCCACTCCCATTTGCCGCTGGTCACTCCAATTGTGCCAAGCTGAAAGCGCGTATAGCCGGGGCTAGCTGTCGTAATTTTTAAATTTCCATCGCTCGTAACATTGTCGTTAAACGAGGTGTCGATTGGGTTCCAGACGCACCAGTTGGCAGTAGGCGAGTCGGACATCTGATCTGCTGTTGCCAAGCCGCTGCTGGAAAAATCATTGTCATTGCCACTGCTGTCGTTTCC